CCGGGATGGGGGGTTTTCTGTACCTCTCCCCGGATTTTTAGGAATTTTTTAGCAGTATGAAGAAAGAAGGGATTATATTGGCTACACGTAGACGGATTTTAGGCGACTTGTCAGGAGTAAAAAAACTTGTGGAGAACTTGCCTGAAGAACAAAAAAGCATAGGTAAAAGCTTGTTTACTGAAATAGCCTTTTTACATGAAACACTTAAAGCCTTGAAGGAACGAATTGACGAAGAAGGCCCTGTTATCGAAACAACAAGCTCAGTAAAAGAGAATCCTGCCTTAAAAGCTTACAATACGTCAATTATGCGATATAGCCAGTTATTGAAGCAGTTAACGGATATTTTACCGGAGCCGCCAAAAGCCGCTCCCTCCGACCCTCTGTTAGACTTTATAAAGGGTGATCCTAAGTGAATTATGTCAAAGAGTATTTAAAGGCGATACAGGGCGGCGCGGTCATTGTCTCCAAGCGTGTACATAAGCAGTATCAGCAGCTTGTAAATGATATTGATAATCCTGGGCGTTATATCTTTGATGAGGAAAAGGCTAACCGGCCAATTGAGTTTATAGAGCGATTTTGCAAGCATAGTAAAGGCGAATGGGCCGGGAAGCCTGTTACCTTGGAGCTATTTCAAAAGGCGTATATAGCGGCGTTATTTGGCTTTGTGGACAAGGATACCGGGTTCAGGCAGTATAGGGAAACAATGTTCTTTTGTGGACGTAAGAACGGGAAATCTACGCTTTTATCCGGTATAGCCCTTTATATGCTTATGGCCGACGGAGAGAGCGGCAGCGAATGCTATTCCATTGCCACTAAGAAGGATCAGGCCAAGCTTGTATTTGATGAAGCTCACAATATGGTAAGGCAAAGCCCGGACTTGTCACGGAATATTAAAAAGCGGAAAACGGATTTGTATTTCCCGGCGACTATGAGCAAGTTTCAGGCGCTGGGGAAGAATAGCGACACTCTGGACGGCCTGAATGCTCATTTGATTATCGTTGACGAGTTGCACGGTATAAAAGACCGTCAGCTATATGAGGTCATGCAGCAGAGCCAGAGCGCACGTAGGCAGCCGTTACTCATTATGATTACCACAGCGGGGACAGTCCGGGAATGTATCTTTGATGATATGTATGTCTATGCATGCAATGTGGTTGACGGTAAATTTCAGGATGAAAACTTTTTACCGATCTTGTATGAACTGGACAGCCGGGAGGAATGGCAAAGGCCGGAAGCCTGGGGAAAGGCTAACCCGGGATTAGGCGTTATGAAGAAGCCCGAAGATCTTAAGCGGAAGGTTGAAAAGGCCAAGAATAATCCGAAGGATTTGAGCGGCCTGTTAACAAAGGATTTTAATATTCGGGATACTGTATATACGGCATGGCTGACATTTGACGCTATTAACAACCAGGAAACTTTCAAGCTGGAGGCTTTCAGGAATTGCTATGCTATTGGAGGGGCCGATCTATCCATTACAACGGACTTAACTTGTGCCACGCTTCTATTGATGGATAAGGACACGGAAAAGCGGTATGTGCATCAAATGTATTGGATCCCCAGCGACAACTTTGAAAAGCGGGTGCAGCAGGACAAAATACCTTATGATATATGGTTGCAGCAGGGATTACTAAGGCTATGTAACGGCAACAGCATAAACTACCGGGATATAACAGCATGGTTTATTGAAATGCTCAATGAATGGGAAGTATCCCCTTTGTGGATTTATTACGACAGCTACAGCGCAAAGTATTGGGTGGAGGAAATGGAAGGATACGGCTTTAGGATGGTACGGTGTATTCAGGGAGCAAGAACGCTTTCATTGCCAATGCAGCAGATGGGAGCGGACCTGCAGGCTAAGAGGATTAATTATAATAATAATCCTATCTTGAAATGGTGCTTGACTAATACAGGCATTCAGACGGATAGAAACGGGAATATAGTCCCGGTAAAGAATCAGTCAGCTAAGCAGCGTATAGACGGCACGGCCTCCATGCTGGACGCTTATGTGGGCTTGCTGGACCACTACCAGGAGTTTATTCAGGCAATGTAAGGGGGATGAAGTTGTGCCGCGCGGAAGGAAGAAGTTTACCAATCTGAAAGATAAAAAGGTTAGATTGATCGGCTATAAGTCAGGCCGAACGGAAACAGGAGCGCCCACGCAGGTATATTATGATTTGTGCGGGCCTGTATGGGCGAATTACCGCAGCTTGTCAGGGAGTGAAATATACTTTGCTAAACAGGCCGGGAGCCAGCAGGAGGTTATATTTACCGTTAATTGGCGCAGGGATATTGTTGCCGGGATGTATGTGCTGTATAGGGATAAGGCGTATAAAATCGGCTACGTTGACGATCTGGAAGGGTATAAGAAGGATTTAAAGCTGTATTGTGAAACGTCGTCAGCGGTGAATGCTAGTGTTTTGAAGGGGATACTTGAGGCGCTCGAAGAGTGAAAGCTCATTTGACATTAAGCGGCCACAGGGGTATAATTAAGATACAAAAAGGGAGTGCGCTAACACTCCCCTAGCACAACCGCTTTAAAGGCGGCAGGCTTGCAGGTATTATAAAAAAATAACCGCTAACCTATTGCACCAGGGGCGGTTATTTTTTTGTCTTATCGGTTACGATTACGACAACGAGCATTCCGAATGCAATCATTAGTGAAAGTGCTTCGTATGTACTCATAGCATCACCTCCCCTCACGAGGAAGTCAAGCCTACCACCCTTATGCTTTTGTGCTTGTGGAATTATACATTATTCGCTATTGGTTTACAAGGCTCCCGAAAGGGGGCCTTTTTTGTTGGGATGAAAATTAATTCTTTTATATGACGTGATTAATGTGACTGACGTGACAAATGTGAAAAAAGCTTAGAAACAAAAGCTTTTGGAGTGTCACGCATAAAACGTTACGAACGTGACAGACGTGACAAAACTATGTAGGTTTTTACTTTTGTCACATTCGTCACGTTGGTCACATTATGAGCGTGACAGCTATAAGTCTCTTAAAATCAAAGCTTTAGGTATTCTGTCACATCTGTCACATTAGTCACGTTGGTTTATTATCTGGAAAAAAGTCTTACAACCTCTTGACAATATACAATGTAATGTTGTAATATTGTCGAAGGAGGTGATTTATGGAAAAGACCATTAATTTCAAGGTCGATGAAGAATTCTATAAGCAGATAAAAGTTAAAATTGCCTTAGAGGGCAAAACTTTAAAAGACTATGTTATTGAGCTTATAAAAAACGATCTTGAAGACAAATAGAAACAGCCCGCTTTGTAGTTTGGCGACCACACGGACTGTTTCACGCAACCAAAAATAATTGGTTAAATTTATTATAACCTCTTTATTTTGGTGCGTCAAATTCAAAATAAGGAGGTTTTTTTATTGCAAAAATCCACAGGAAATGTAATTAACGATTTAAACGGCATTGTGGAAAGTCTCAACGAGGTAAATGTTAAGCTGGAGGGCTTCAAGTACGAGGCTCCAAGCCGTCATGCTATTAATGCCTTGGAGGACATTCTGCATAAGCAAATAGCTATTATTGAGAGCGCAACGCGGCATCTAACGGCTAAGGTTGCCGAGTAGAAGAAATTTAATTAATGCCGAACTAACACATTGTATAAAAAAGGAGCTGACTATGTGGCAAAACGCAGAGCAAACGGTGAAGGATCCATATTCCAACGTAAAGATGGACTGTGGGCGGCTCAGTATACCGATAACACCGGGAAGAAGCGGACGCTGTACGGGAAAACACAGCAGATTGTTAAGAATAAGCTGAAAGAGGCTATAAGGGAATCGGATAGCGGCATGATGGTGGATAAGAATAAAATTACTTTTAATGCATGGATGAAGGAATGGCTGGAGGTTTATGTAAAGCCTACACGCAGAAAAAATACGTATGCTGGTTATTATTGTAGGATCCATGACCATATAATTCCCGCTTTTCCTAAAGTGCTACTAAAAGATGTCAGGACTGATATGTTGCAGAAATTCATCAACGAAAAAGGAACAGGCGGCCGGATTGACGGAAAAGAAGGTGGATTGTCGACGTCTGTGCTGCACAGCATGAAAATGATTATTTCAAGTGCGTTAAGACAGGCAGAAGATAATAATTTGATTTCTATAAATCCGGCAAAAAAAATTAAGATGCCTCGGAAGGTAAGAAAGGATGTTTCAATGCTAACAAGGGAAGAGCAGAAGAAACTTGAAGGATCAGTAATGGATAGTACAAGCAGCATATCTTTTGCTATATTGCTTGACTTGTATACAGGGTTAAGGCTCGGTGAACTTGTTGCGCTTAAACTTGAAGATATTGATTTAGCAAAAAAGGAATTGCGTGTAAGACGTTCAAGGAGTACAGTGCAAATTTCAGGAACGGGTAAAACTGAAATTATCGAAAGTGAACCCAAAACAGCTAAAGGTAAAAGAGTGATTCCTTTAAACGACAGGATTGTAAAGCTACTTGATAAATACATTGAAGAAAGGAACGCAACAGTTGAGGTTATGCGGTCACATTGGAAGTCATTAGGATCTACAGTTTGGAAAGATGACGGCTACCTATTTCTAACGAGATACGGAACTGTTCCCGAACATACAACAATGAGAGATACGTTGAATAGGTTGCTTGCTAAAGCTGAGGTAAAGCATATAAAATTTCACGCACTGAGACATACTTTTGCTACTCGTTGCATTGAAAGTGGTTTTGACATTAGAACACTAGCCGATATTTTAGGACATTCGGACGTATCAATGACGCTTAATGTGTACTCTCATGCTATGGCAGACCATAAGCGTAGCAATATGGAAAAACTAACTATGCTTTTTGATTCGGACAAGGGCGAAGATAACAACGATTAATGGTAATGCTGACAAATTGCTGTAGTTGTTGCTGTAGTGAGGAAAATATTATAGATTTTAAGTGTGTGAAACCCGCTATATATCAATGCTATTATGAAGACTTGAGAATTACCCTTTTGAATATATAGCTACAAAAGATTTGCTTTCTAATCTGTACCTGGGGGCTATGTTTTTTACGCAGAATGATATTAGACGGCTGGCGTTCCGGCTTCCGCCGGTGGCGGGGGGTGATGAGCTTATGGATAATAAGAACTTTACCAAAAATGTAAGGGTTGCCAAGAAAATAAAGGAAGGGGGTGAGGAAGAGGATGGAGACGGAGCAGAGGATAGTTAGGTATGTGGATATGATAATGCGGGCCAGCGAAGAGGAAGACATGAAGGTCGAGGGCTACGCGTTGAAATTCGACAGGGAAACGGTGATCGGCGGCAAATGGGGCTGGCGGGAAAAGATAGCGAGAACGGCATTGGACGGCGCGGAGCTGAACAATGTCGTTTTTAATTTTAATCATTCCTTTGACAGCGTGCTGGCACGGACTACTAACCAAAGCTTACAGCTTTCGGTTGACTCTATCGGATTAAAGGTGGCGGCCGGGATTGTTGATACATCGATTGGCCGGGATGTTTTTAAGCTGATAAAGGATGGCTTGGTCACACAGATGAGCTTTCAGGCGGTGGTTAAGAAATCTAAGTGGACTTTTGTTGAGGACGGCAGCGACGAGCTGGATTTAAGGGAAATAACCGAGTTTGGCAGGTTTTTCGATGTGTCGGCGGTGACGTTGCCGGCGTACGAGGATACTACTATATCAGCCCGCAGTGAGGAATTGGTGTATAGGCAAAGACAGCTTTTTGAAAGACAGATACAAAAACTAAATCAAATTTTGGGAGGCAAATAGCATGAGTAAGAGATATTTACATTGGAAGGAAGCGGAAAAGAGAGCGAACGAGATCAAGGCGGAGATGGATGCGCTTAATACTGAGATCTCAGTGGGTGAGACAGAGGCCCGCAGCGAGGAGATAACGGTGGAAAAGCGGGAGGAGGTTATAACCGGCTTGAGGGCTAAGGTGGAAAAGAGGGACGGGTTGCAGACTGAATATAACGATGCGGCTCAGGCTCGTGATGATCTTAAGGCCGCTGAGGAAAGACAGATCGGATTGCTGACGAATTTAACCACATCGAGGGTAGTGGAAAGGACAAAGGACATGGACGAGAATATTTTGGAATCCAGGAGCTATGAGCTTGCCTGGGCGAAATATGTGAAGACTGGTGATGGCTCGGAGGCCAGGGCTTTGCTTAACACTCAGGGCCAGGCCGAAGGTGGCATATTGGTGCCGAAAACTCTGGCGAATAAGATCGAGGATACGTTGATGACAGGCGGACGCTTGATCAACCTTTGCGACACAATAAGCATCAAAGGTATTACCGAGTATCCTGTTGTGGGCAAAAAGTCGGATCCGGAGCTGCACGACGAAACCGGCGAAAGCAAAAAAGAAAAAGACATTGAGCTGCTGAGCGTTATGATGAATCCGCAGTTTGTTTCAGAGATTTTGAGAACGACCAGGAAGTTTGAGGAAGACAGCATATCAGCGTTTTGGGATTGGTTGATGGCCGAGTTGCCGGATGCGCTAAGGCGCGTGATTGACAGAAAGATACTAATTGGCGGCCAGGCGGCTAAGGAAGGGATACACGGCATCCTGACGAATACTAATGCCCAGTTTGTGTCAACGCTGGCCGGTCATAAGTTGAACTTTAACACTGCAAACCAGGCCGTCGCCAAGCTTGATGATGGTGTTGAGGATAATGTAACCCTGGTTATGCACAGAGAGACCTTCTATAACGATGTAATGGGCTTGACAGGCACCGACGGACATCCGATTTGGAAACAGGTTTCGGACAATATAACAGGGCGTCCGGCCTTTACCGTGGGCGGTTATCCGGTTGTTTTCTCGAAAGAGCTTCCGGCGTACAGCTCAGCCGATGCGGGAAAGGCTTACATGGTGGCAGGCAATTTTAAGGCAATGAAGCTGAATTTCCCTAAAGGTATGATTGT